GTATGAGGTATTGAACATTACCCCTGATAGCCCCATTTCTGCGGCTCAGTTCAGCATTACTCAGTATGCTGATTCTGTGACAATGAGTGGTTTAGAAATGTTGCAAAATAGCTCCAAAGAAGCAATCATCGACTTGTTAGACGGTCGTATGCAAGTTTCTGAAGCCCGTTTGTTAAACCGTATCTCTACCGACCTTTATGGTGACGGTACAGGTAATGGCGGTAAGAACATTACTGGTTTGGCTGCTGCTATCAGCACTTCACCTACATCAGGTACTTACGGTGGTATTAACCGTGCAAACTGGGAATTTTGGCGTAACCAAGCAACAACTGGTGCTGATTCATCTTTGTTGATTCAAGCTGCAATGACAACAGCCGCTATCAAGTCCGTTCGTGGAACTGATAAGACTGATTTAATCATCGCTGGTAACACTTTGTATCAACGCTATGTTGCATCCTTACAAGCTATTCAGCGTATCGCTGGTGTAGAAGAAGGTGCTGCTGGCTTTGCATCATTGAAGTTCTACGGTGGCGGTATGTCTGCTGATGTGGTATTGGGTGGTGGTATTGGTGCTCAAGAGAACGCATTGTATATGTATCTTTTGAATACTAATTACATCTTCTTCCGCCCACACAAAGAGCGTAATTTCGTTCCTATCGGTGGTGAACGCCAATCTATTAACCAAGACGCTAAACCTACATTGCATTAATGGTGTCTATAAACCAACTCTGATTGACTTGGAAGCCTAGAAGTAGGCGACAGGGCGGAAGCGATAAAAAGCACCGTGAACGACTAAGTGAGATGGGCTCGAAAGAGTAAGCGATAGTCTGAACTAGGATATAACTTGAAGTTTGAAGTCCTAGAGAGCGATCCGAAGAGGTTGCTCCGCCATGAAAGTGGTCAGTAGGCGAAAGCCGAAGTAACAGAAAGATTGTGAAGTTGTATGGTTGGGCTGGCAATTTGACTTGTTCAAATAGCCAACTACAAGGCGTGTTGACAGGTTCTTAATCGAATCTATTAACATAACTTAACTTATAGAAAAGGAATTATCATGGCATATACCGTACTCCCTATTGCTGGTACAGATTTGTATAACCCAGCACAATCTACTTCACAAGTGATTGGTACAACAACAGTAACAGTTCCAAACTTTGGCCCACTAGGTGCTGAAACTTTCGGTAGCGATGGCTATCGTTATGTTTTCGCACAAGCTGGTGTAGCAATTGCAACTTCTTCTGCAACTTGCATCATCAATGCTTCAACATTCCAAGTAACTTTGGGTGCGACAGGCACATATTTGTCAGGTGCTTCAATGGCATCAGGCGATTATGGCTGGTTTAGCAAGGCTTCTGTTTGATTAGCTTAAAACGCTAAAATGTAGTAAAAACGAGGGGTTGGCTCATAAGGCTGACCCCTTTTTCCTTTAACTTTACCTAACTACTTAGGAGATTTAAAAATGGCTTTACCTTCAGATGAAAGCAATGCAGATTCACGCTTACAAGTACGCTTTTACAGAAAACCCGTACACCAAGAGCAAGAATCAATGGATGCTGGCAGACCAATATACAAAGAATTTGATTTTGTGCATATTTGCGTAGCTGGCGATACCCTCACCGAAATAGACACTTTTGCACTTCAGCAACATAAGACCCGTTTTCCTATCCAATGGGCAAACTATATGAATCGTCTAGGTGCAAACGATGAGGAAGTGGTTGGAACACCTGTAGCAGAATGGCCTTTAGTATCAAAAAGCCAAGCTGAAGAACTACGGGCTATGAAGTTTCACACCGTAGAATCTATTGCAAGTGCTTCAGATTTACAGTTACAGCGTATGGGAATGGCGGCAGGAATGTCACCTTATGCGTTCCGTGACAAGGCAAAGGCATTTTTAAATCTAGCCACCAATGCGGCAGAAACAGACAAGCGTGAAAGTGAAATTAACGCTTTGAAAGAAGAACTTGCCAAAAAAGACGAAGAAACTGCTAAAATAAAGGCAGAAACAGATGCAAAGCTGGCTAAAATGCAAGATCAAATGGCCGCTATACTTGCCGCTGTTGGTGAAAAGAAACCCCGTAAGAAAGCGGTAGCCACAGAGGAAGCCTAATATGTCATCAACAATGCTTGAATTAGTCCAGCAAGTCACCGCTGAACTTAACTTAGCCGTACCTACTTATGTAGCAGGAAACACTAGCCAAGATGTGCAGCAAATTCTTGCGTTAATGAATCGTGCTGGGTATGACTTGATTAAGGAACACGACTGGCAAGCATTGGAGTTGGAATATCGGTTTTATACAAATGCAATAACCACGACCTGTAATACTACGAATGGAACTTATTTACTTAACAACATTCCTAGTACGACAGGGCTGGACAGCAATTATTCCATTGTAGGCACAAATGTTCCGCAAGATACCTATGTTGATACAGTTATTAATTCAACTAGCTTAACTACTACCCAACTATCTTCTGCAACATCGGTAGGTGGTTCTGTCACATTTAGCCGTACCATTTACCCGTTGCCTGATGATTACGAAACCATTACCGATAACACACATTGGGACAAGACAAAGCATTGGCAGATGCTTGGCCCAGTAGACGCACAACAATGGCAATGGTTAAAATCAGGCTATATTTCAACAGGCCCACGAGTTCGTTGGAGAATTTTGGGTAACAAGTTTGAAATATGGCCACCATATAACACCCAAGAGTATTTAGGGTTTGAGTATCGTTCTAAAGGCTGGGTTAGAAGTGCGGCTGATGCAGTTAAGAATAGCTTTACTGTTGATACAGATACATCCGTATTAGATGATGCAATCATTGTATTGCTGACTAAACTCAAATACTTCCAAATCAAGTCATTTGATACTACTGCGTTGCAACAAGATTACCAGCGTTATTTAAGCATTGCTAAAGCTAACGATAAAGGATCAGCAACTCTATCATTTGCACCTGCTCCAAGTGCCGTGCTTATTGGTTGGGCAAATATTCCTGATACTGGTTACGGGTCTTAATAATGGCTGTCGCTAAGAAGTTCACAGCCAATACAACTTCCCTAGCCGCTCCTATTGGGGGTTGGAACGCTAGAGATTCATTAGCTGAAATGAATCCGTTAGATGCGGTGCAAATGATTAACTTTTTTCCTACACCTACCGATATAACGCTTAGAAAAGGCTATACAAAGACTTCTATTGGGATCACAGGGGAAGTCCAAACCCTGATGAATTATGCAGGGTATGACGGCTCAAACACGCTTTTTGCTATTGCCAATGGGGTTATTTATAACGCATCAACTTCTACCGCAACTTCTGTATTTACAGGGTTGTCTAATAGTAAGTTTCAGCATTGCATGATTTCTACCGATGGTGGTAATTTCATTATTGCGGTAAACGGTGTAGACCCAGCCATTATTTATGACGGCACACGCTGGTATAAGATGGCTACCACCACTACAGCCGCTACTATTAGCACCATTACAAGGGGTGGAGCAGGCAATCTAACAGCTACCCTTACTACTGCTACGGCTCATGGATTAATTACAGGTAACCGTGTATCTATTTCAGGTGCTACCGAAGCCAATTACAACGGTACTTATGCCATAACAGTAACAGGTGCTTCAACCTTTACTTACACGATGGCTACCGCACCTGCGGCAAACGCTACTGTAGTAGGTAGTTATACCGTTCTAGGCATTACAGGCGTTAATTCCAATACCTTTATTAATGTCAATATGTGCCAAAACAGGCTTTTCTTTGTGCAAAAGAACAGCATGACCTTTTGGTATTTACCAGTTGAATCTATTGGTGGTGCAGCATTAGATTTCCCTTTAGGTGCTATTGCCCGTTCAGGCGGCTTTTTACAAGCAATGGGCACTTGGACACTTGATGCTGGTTATGGAGTAGATGATCTATCCGCTTTTGTTACTAGCATGGGCGAAGTTATTGTTTACAAGGGTACAAACCCTAGTGATCCTAATGCTTGGAGTGAAGTCGGAGTATGGCAAATGGGCCAAACCTTTAGCCGTAGGTGCTTCTTTAAATATGCTGGCGATTTGTTATTGTTAACCCAAGACGGTCTAGTACCAATGTCTGCCGCTCTACAATCATCCCGTTTAGACCCAAGAGTTAACCTAACCGACAAGATTTACTTTGCTGTAAGCCAAGCGGCTACTAATTTTTATGCCGAATTTGGATGGCAGATTAACTACTTTGCTAGTGAAAATATGCTTATTTTGAACATTCCTGTAGGCACAGGATATGAGCAATATGTAATGCACACTATTACTAAAGCATGGGCTAGATTTACTGGGGTAAACGCTATTTGCTGGGAAGTATCAGGTGATAACAAGATTTATTTTGGTGCAGACGGCTATGTAGCACAGTTTTATGCTGACGCATCTGATAACGGCAGTAATATTGTTGGCAACTGCCAGCAAGCGTATAGCTATTTTGACAGTCGTGGGCAATTAAAGCGATTTACATTAATTCGCCCAATTATTCAAACTGACAATGGCTTTCCAACTGTTTTATGCGGTATTTCAACTGATTTTGATACCGTGCCATTAACCAATCAGATTTCTTTTAACCCATCGCTTTTAACTTTGGCAAGATGGGATACTTCAAAATGGGATGAAGCTAATTGGGGTGGTTTTTATACTATTACTAAAAATTGGCAAGGAGTATCAGGGCTAGGATTTAGCGGATCAGTTAATATTAATGTTGCATCGCAAGGTATTGATTTTCATTGGGCATCAACCGATTATGTAATGGAGCGAGGTGGCGTACTGTAATGCTATGTTTTGATAAAGACTTATTAGGGCCATTTATTGCCCAAAAATTAAACATGGTATGGACACCCGAAAATTCCACGACAATTGGATGGGTTAAAGATGAAATAGAAGCAGTAGTTTGGTATGAGGATTTTAATAAAAGGTCAGTAACTTGCCATATTTACCTCGAAAAAGGGTTAAATAAGCAATATTTAGCTACCATTTTTGACTATCCTTTTATACAATTAGGGGTAGATAAGATTGTTGCCCCAGTAGTAAGCAGTAACGACAAGTCGGTAGAGTTTGTCAAGAAATTGGGGTTTGAGGAACAAGCACGATTACTTGATGTTTTTCCTACTGGAGATTTGTTGTTTTTTGTAATGTCAAAAGACAAATGTAGATTTTTAGGAGAAAGATATGGGAAAGTCAGCTAGTGCTCCCCCAGCACCCGACTACGCAAGTGCGGCAAAGGAAACAGCAGCAGGAAACCTTGATGCGGCAAGAGCCGCTACTGCTGCCAATCGTGTAAATCAAGTTACCCCTTACGGTAATTTAAACTACACCATTAGCGGTCAAGACCCTTATGGCAATCCTACTTGGACAGCTACACAATCCCTTGCTCCTGCACAACAACAGCTTTTAGATTACCAAAATAAAACCAGTTTAGGTCTTGGTGAGTTAACTGGTAAAGGCTTAGGTTATGTCAACACTATGCTTGATAAGCCTTTTGATACAAGCCAATTGCCGACCACAGGGTTTAATCCTAGCCAAAGCTACCAAGATGCTTATATGCAACGCTTACAACCCCAAATACAACAGGGTCGTGAAGCATTGGCAACTCAATTAGCTAATTCGGGTATACCCGTAGGTTCAGAAGCCTATAAACGAGCAATGATGACGCAAGGTCAGAAAGAAAATGATCTGTTAGCCGCTGCAACTACAGCAGGTTTTGGTGTTGGTCAACAAGCCCGTCAATCTGCCTTGCAAGAACAAGCCTATTTGCGTAACGAACCACTCAATACATTAAGTGCTGTAAGAACTGGAGCACAAGTGCAAGGCCCTAGCTTTGTAAACTCTGCACAACAAGCTACAACGGCTGGGCCTGATATTTTAGGTGCAACACAGATGGGTTACAACGCCCAATTAGGTGCTTCTAACGCTCAAAATGCTGCTAATAATGCAATGACACAAGGTTTATTTAGTCTTGGCGGTGCGGCTTTAATGTCGGATATTCGCACTAAAGAAAACATTGAAATCATTGGCGTAGCTAATAACGGCTTGACTGTTTACAAATACGAATACAAGCCTGAGTTTAAAGACCATGAATTAGCTGGTCGTGGAGTTCATTACGGTTACATGGCTCAAGAAGTAGAGCAAGTCTACCCTTACGCAGTTAAAACCCTAGATGACGGCTATAAAGTCGTAGATTACGGACTACTATGAATCCTTACATCCTACAGCCACAACCAATGCAAGATGTTAGCGGATTGCAGCCTGTATTCCAAAACTTTGGTCAACAACAAGCTAATCAGCAAGCGGCACTTGCACAGCAAGGTCAATTGGCACAGCAAGCTGGTCAAGGTCAGGGCGGTGGTATGAATCCATTAGCTTTAGCCCAAGCGTTGCGTAAGGATAAATCTACACAAAGCCAAATAAACGCCAAAGATGCACAAATGGGCGGTTTAAGCACATATAACCCATTTACCCAATATGACATTTCACAGAAATACGGTACTGATATGTATTCACCGCAAAGCAGAATGTTAGCGGCACAGGAGTTTTAATTATGGCTGATATTGGAACACTAACTCCCGAACAGATGTTGCAACAGCAACAGATTTTACGCCAACAAAAAATGGCTGAAATGCTCATGCAAAAAGGCATGGAACAACCACAAGGTCAAATGATTAGTGGTCGCTATGTTGCCCCTAGCATATTTCAAAACCTAGCTGGTTTAGCCAATACTTATGTAGGTCAAAAAGGTATTGAAAAAGGCGAGCAAGCCCAATTAGATTTGGCTAAAGCTATTCGTGCTCAAGAAAGCACAGCATTGGCTGATTACATGAACCAGTTGCAGGGCAAATCTGCTGTACCTGAAAAAGTTACAGAAATGGCTGGGCCATATACTAAAAATGTGCCTATGCCAACAGCTACTATGGCTGGTCAACCTGCGGTAGAAGGCAATCCATTATTAGCCAATATGAACGCATTGCAAAATCCTAATGCACCTGCGTTCTTAAGAACACACGCTATGGCTGAATTGGTTAAAAAGCCAAAATGGGAAAAAGCAGAGTATACAGACGAAAAAACAGGTGTAACTCGTCAAGGTGTTATTGATGTTAATTCGCCTAACCCTATTTCTACATTCCAAGTAGGCGGTACTAAACCTGAAATGTCGGCTCACGATAAAGCAATGTTAGGAATTTCTATTGCAAGAGCAAGGGATGAAGGAATTATTAATTATGGTGCTCCTAGTGTTGGTCAACCTACAAGTATGCCTATGGGTATGCCACAAGGTCAGCTTATGAATCAACCACAAGTTGTAACTCAAAATCAACCAACATTAATGCCGCCTTTAAATGTAGCTGGTTTATCACCTAAAGCGGCAAGGGAAGCCCAAGCAGAACAAGCAAAAAATTACCAAGAAAATGTAAAAAATGCTTATGAAGTAGCAAAAATATTTCCTGCAATTGAAAAAGCATTGCCTAATGCCCACGGTAGCGGTATTGGCAACATTATGGGTGGCGTAGCTAATTTTGTTGGTTATGAAAGTAACAAAAATGCCGCTGATGCTGAATTAAAGGTCATGTCTGACAAGCTATTAAAAGCCGTACCACGCTTTTCAGGGCCACAGTCTGATAAAGATGTTCAGTCTTATAAAGAAGCCGCTGGTTCTATTGGTGATGCTTCTTTGCCTATGAATGTTCGCATGGCAGCTTTAAATACAATTAAAGAGCTAAACAAGCCTTATGCTCCAAACTTAAATTGGCAATCACAAGCACCAACTCAACCTGAAAAAGTTTCTTTAGGTGCTTCACCAATGTATGCAACTAATGGTAATCAACGCATTGTGTCTAACGATGGTGGTAAAACTTGGCAACCAGCGAGATAAAATATGGCACTTCCTGAAGGATTTGTATTAGAAGAACCGCAGATAAAGTTACCTGCTGGTTTTCGTTTGGAACAAGGTGGAAACATTATTAATAGTGATGTTCCTACCGTTGTAGGATCACGCCCTAATGCGGTCAATCCTCAACCGCAAGCTAAACCAGTAACAATGATGGATAGGATTAAAACCCTGTACGAAGTCCCTACAGGCATCGTTGCTCCATTGATTACAGAGCCATTATCAATGGCTTATGGCGTTGGTAGAAGCGTTATAGATAGTGCTACACAAGGGCAAAATGCCAATCCTAATGCTAGGGATGAATATTACAGACAAGCAAAGCAAGCCATTAGCTATCAACCTAGTTCACCTGAATCACAAGCTGTTTTAGGAACAATTGGTGAAGCTATCGGTGCTTCTAAAATCCCACCGTATATGCAAATTGGCAAGATTCCGTCTGCTATGCAAGCCGCAGGTGCAATACGCCCTGTAATTCAGGAAGCCGTAATTCCTGCTGGTAAAAGAATGGCTGGAGCATTACGCAACGAAGGTCAGATGATCCAAGAAGCGTTACAACCCGTTACAAGCACAATAGCCAATGCAGTAGAACCTGCTACAGCAAAAATAGCCAATGCTTTGCGTAGAGAGCCAACAATGGCTGGCGTTGGTGCGGCAGAAGTGCCTGAAGCAAGAACCCGTTTTGAAACTGCTCAAAATTTGCGTGTACCAGTTAATTTAAGCAAAGGTATGGCAGAGCGTGATTTAGGAACACAGCAATTTGAAGCTGAAACCGCAAAACTATATCCTGAAACCATTGGAAAACCTTTAATTACACAAAAAGCCCAAGCCAATGACGCTATTTTGCAAAACTTTGATGCTTATGTTGACGCTACAGGTAAAGAAACCTTTGGTTTGCGTGAAACAGGTAAGGTTGTTGATTCTGCATTGGTCAATCAAGCTAAAGATGCCAAAATCGCTATTAATAAAGCCTACACAAAAGCTAGAGAATCAGGCGAAATGCAAGAGCCTGTCAGTTATGCTGCGTTAGAAGCCTATATTGCTAAACAAACACCTACCGTGAGGGCAAAATTAGCCCCAATCTTGGATGCGGTTGACGAACAATTAAAAGTTAATGACCCAAAAGGTACTAAAACAATTCCAATTAATTCAATGGAAGATGTTTACCAGTTTATTAACAAAAACTACGATCCAAGCGATGCGGTAGGTATGTTACACGCTGGAGAAATGAAAAAATTGATTAATGCCGCTACTGAAAACAAAGGTGGCGAACTGTATCAAAACGCTAGAAAACTACGCACTCAATACGCTAGACAATTTGAAGATATTGGTGCAATTGATAAGTTATTGCGTACCAAAAAAGGCACTACAGACCGTGCCGTAGCGTTTGAAGATGTATTTAGACATTCTATTTTGGATGGTTCTAGAGATGATGTTGCCGCCATTGGCTTGACCCTTAAAAAAGGTGGTGCAGAAGGCCAACAAGCATGGAAAGAATTACAGGGTCAAACAATTCAGCACATTAAAGACAAAGTTACAGCGTCTATTGATGTGGATTCTTTTGGCAACCCTGTTGTTTCCCCTGCCAAGTTCAAATCTGTCCTTAATGAAATAGATCAAGATAAAAAACTGGATTACATTTTTGGTAAAAAAGGTGCTGAAGAAATTAGAAATCTTTATCAAACCACCCTGAATGTCAATGCTCCGCTAAAAGGTGCTGTTAATTACTCTAATACTTCAAGTGCTTTAATGAAGGCTTTGGATGGTGTAGCCCTATTGCCTGTTTCCCGTGTAATTGGCGTAAAACAAGGGTTAGAAAAAGTTAAAGAAATGGGCATTAAAAAGCAAGTTAAAGAATCAGTAAACTATACGCCTGAAGGTATGGCAGACGCATTAAGGAAAACAAAATGAGTAGAAACGGATCGGGAGTTTATTCACTCCCAGCTGGCAATCCAGTAGTAACTGGCACAACTATTAGCACTACATGGGCTAATTCCACCCTTACTGACCTTGCTACCGCAATGACAGGTAGCGTAGCGTCTGATGGTCAAACACCCATGACTGGATCATTAAATTTGTCAAATAACAAAGCAATAAATGTTACTGACCCTACTAATGCTCAAGATGCCGCTACTAAAAATTATGTTGATTCAGCACTCACTACAGCAACCGCACTATATCTTGCAAAAGCTAGTAATCTTTCTGATGTAGCAAATGCTACAACGGCAAGAGGTAATTTAACTGCCGCCAAATCAGGAGCTAACTCAGATATTACTTCTATAACTGGTTTAACAACGCCTTTAACCGTAGCACAAGGCGGTATAGGTACGGCTACTTTAACTGCAAATAATGTTCTTTTGGGTAATGGAACTTCTGCTCCACAAGTTGTAGCCCCAAGCACATCAGGTAATGTTTTAACTTCTAATGGAACTACTTGGTCATCTGCCGCCAATACTGGTGCTGCAAAAGCATGGGTAAGATATAACAGTTCAGCACAAACAGTTACCAGTTCATTTAATGTTAGTTCCGTAACATATAACGGCACAGGAAATTTTACTGTAAACCTTACAACTGCTTTAGCTAACGCTAATTATGCTGTAATTGGTCAATCAAATTCAGATGCCGCTACTAATCGAGTGTTTTATTTAGGTAACTCTATAACAACTACTTCATTTGAAATGCTTTATCAACAAACAAACACATCTAGCGGAAATCCAACAATAGTTTGTGCCGCAGCTTTTAGTTAATAAGGAAATAAAAATGTCACAAGCAATTATCTTTACTAATTCTAATGGCGGTGTATCTGTTTGCTATCCAACTGGAGAACTTTCAATTGAAGAAGTTCAAGCTAAAGATACCCCTGCTGGTTCAATTATTGTTAATGTATCAGACCTTCCTAGTGATAATGAATTTTTTGATGCTTGGGAATTAGCAAATGGCGTTGTTGTTGTCAATGAATCCAAAAAACAAGTCATTATTAATGCAAAACAAGCCCCAATAGATGCAAAAGCATCGGCACTAGCTAAATTAGCCGCATTAGGCTTGTCTGAAGATGAAGTGAAAGCGTTGGTAGGTTAATATGTCCACTATTGATAAAAACGAAGCCGCTTTATCTGCCCACGAACAAGTTTGTGCTTTTCGTTATGAATCAATTAATGCTCGTTTAAAAAGACTTGAGCAAATATTAATTGGTTCTGCTGGCTTTATT